ACTTAATTATGCAATTATTAAAGCATTAGTTGAAGCTGGCGTTTCAATAGAAGATAAAATAGAAGTAGATTTAGCTTTATTAACAGCAATAAACCAATCAGTGGAAAAAGATGAGTATGTAGATAAGATTAAAAATAATAGCGATAACATAGTAGAGTGTAGAGTTAATGGCAAGGAATATATGTCAAACATTAAAATTAATAATGTAGTTCCAGTTTTAGAAGGGTGCTCTAGTGCCTTTCTATTAGATAATTTATCAACAATTAATACATTAATAGATGTAGGATCAAGAACAATCAATATAGCTAAAATAGTCAAAGGAAAATTTAGTACAATAGAATGTTTAGATGACTTAGGGAGCTTTAATTATTATCAATCTTTAGTAGCTAAAATAAATAATAGAGATATTACAGTTGATAATATTCAAGAAATGATAGAAGTTGGACTAGCTAATCACGATAAAGACATATTAAAGGCTTATTTAAAGAAAGTATTAGAAGAAAGTAATAAAGTAAGTAAATTCAATATAAGTAATAATGTTTACTTCACAGGAGGAACTGTTCAGTTATTCAAAGATAATGGCCTTAATTTTGAAAAAGGTAATATAAAGATAATGGAAAATAGTTGTTTTACGAACGTTTTAGGAGCATTAAAAGCAGTTGGAGGTGCTGAGTAAAGCATGGCAAATAAAAATGCAAAGAAAATAGCGATAACATTTAATAGGGATAATCCTAGAGAGTTGGCGATGTTAAATTATATAGAATCCAAGATCAGTATGAGCATATATATTAAGCAGCTAATAATTGACAAGATGGTATCAGAGGGGTATATGATAAGTACCTCAAACGTACCAGATACTAACATGGTACATACTAAAAGTATACCTAATACTAATCAGATAGGTAATAGATACGTATCTAATACACCTCAAATACCTACTATAGACATACAAGATACTAATAAGGTGAGTACTAAATATGTAGCAGATGCACATGTAGAACGTATTGGAGATGTATCAGATACTAATAAGAGGCATATTGAGGATGTATCAAATACGGATGACTTTGATTTTGATAATCTTATAACAGAGGTAGAAGTTAAGGAATATGAGGATAAAAAAATAGATTATACTAAATCTCTTATGGCGAGCATGAATAGCTTTATGAAATAAATTTAAAATACAAAAGATGAAATTAAGAGAAAAACAAAAGAAATGCAAAAAAATAAAAGCTAACACAAGCTAACTTTCCATAATAAACAAATATAATATTTGAATATAACAATAGAATTGATGTATAATATTTATCACCAATTTAAAGTGTTTTCATAATAACATTAATGACTTAATTATATTATAGGTAGTTAACGAATAATTGTCAAGAAAAATTAAAAATAAAAAGGAAATTACTATTATATATAGAATATAATATATAAAGAGTTATTTAATAACCTATATAACAATAAATTAAAACCTAAAAAATAGGAAAAATAAATATATTGCTATTTAAAACATAGATAAATAGCCACTTTCAAGACTTTTATATAATTTGTATAAGGAGATATAATATTCCAAAAACTAAAAACGAAGGGGTGATATAAATGTACATAGTTAGAACATTGAAATTAAAAAAACATCTGGAAGAGTTAGGGTTTAAGGTTGAAGGTACAGCTCCTAACAAGGATATACCTAATTTTATAGTTTGGTTATTTCAAGATGGAAAAGATATCAGACAAGCTGTAAAAGAATACTCAAACAAATAAAACAAAAAACTAAAAACAGAAAGGAAAGATGTGATTTGAAAAATGGAATTAAAATAATGAGTTTAGAAGGGGCAGATATATTAAGACATAATGTAGAAGGAAAATACATAAAGCATACTTATGATGCAGTATTTAGCAATAGTAAATTAAAGTACAAACTAGAAAAAGGCAAGAAAGAAAATAAATTAAATGTAAGAAATGATGCTACAAGAGATATTATAAACTTAGAATTTAATATGCCAGTAACAAACATAGATAAAGATAAATATAAAAAATATGAAAAATACATATCCACAGATCTTAAAAAGGGAACTAACAAAATAAGTGCAAATAACATAAGAAAAATACTTTATACAGATGGATTTATATTAGAATTTGATAAAGAAAAAACATTAAAAGGAAATAAAAAAGATGGTACTAAAGTAATAAATAAAGATGGGTATTATATATTAGTAGATAGAAATAAAAAAGAGTTGGCTAGAGAAAAAATAGAGAAAGAATCAATTAAATACAGAGAATGGTTTAGGTCGTCAGCCAAAGCTAGAATAGGTGAAATTTTATACATTTCAGAAACATTATACGATAAAATTGCTAAATGGCAGATGATGGGGATAGAATTGCCAGAAGATGAAGAGTGTATGTTGGTTGAAATGATGGCTTATATGGCTCTTACATCTTCTACAATAGAAGAAGAAATAGAAATTAATCCTGAAAATATCTTAGTATTAAATGATTTAAAAAGCAGAAGGTTTACTAATTGTGCAAAAGTGGTTGTGGATGAAGAAACTGGTGAGTGTAAAGTAGTTAGAGAAAAAGATTATGTAGAAAATACACTTTTTGATGGACAAGCATTAATAGAGGATTCATTCTTTATAGATTCAGAAGCAGGCATGAAGCTTTTGAGACACCATTTTTTTAAAGCATGTGGATTTAGGAGCGATATTCAAGAATTTATGAAAGATCATTGTAAAAAGAATGGATTAGATTATAATGAATATTCCGTGAAAGATAAATACGGAAATGATGTTAAAGTAAAAGATATTATGGTTATTACAACTGATAATGCAACTAAGTTTGAGAAATTCTTTGATGATAAGGCTAAAGGGTTTAAGCAATGGAAAGCAGCAGTAAATAAAGATAATAATTTATTTGGAGTATGTAAAGAAGACCATGAGTCTAAGTTTGGAACTAGACAAAGGATGAGTTACCAAATGTTAAATACTCTGCCAGTTTCAAAGGAAGAATTAAAAGAAATATCTAAATATTCCATAGACTATATAAATGCTATGAAAGAAGATAATGAAGCGTTTTTAACACATTTAGATAATAATAAAAATATTACTAATCCTTATGAAATGATGGTTGAACTAGCTAAAACAAATAAAGATTTTACTAAGACAAAATTATTTAAAGAATTTAAAGCTGAAACTTTATGCGAGTTAAAGAAAAAACTTAGAAAAGGAAAAATAATGACTGAGGGAGATAATCTTACAGTATGTGGTAATCCATATCTAATGTTACTTCATGCAGTAGGAAAAGTTGAATTAGATGAAGAAGGTTATGTTATTACAGAAGATGAAACATTACCAACTAGCGAAGAACATATATCTGTTTATACTAAGAGATTTGATGATAAAGAAGATTTAGTAGCATTTAGAAATCCACATAATGCTCCTAATAATATTGCTTTATTTAAAAATTATAAAAATGATTTAATGGATAAGTATTTTAACTTTAGTAAAAATATAGTTGCTGTAAACTTAGTAAATACAGAATTACAAGATTTAGCTAATGGACTTGATCAAGATTCAGACTTCATGTTTACTACGAATGACAAAAACATAGTAAAAGTAGTCAAAGAAAAAGTATTTAGAAAAGAGAAATATCCAGTTATAGTTAATAAAATAGAAAAAAGTAAAAAGAAATATACAAATACACAAATAAATAAAGCTATTATAGATAATATTTTAGCCAAGGGTAAAAATGATATTGGTACAAGTAGTAACCAAGCACAAATAGCAATGAGTTTATTTGCTGATAGTGGCTATAAAAATGAAGAATTATTAGATAATGTTATTATACTTAGTGTACTAGCCCAAGTGGCTATTGATAATAGTAAACGTAAATTCGAAGTAGAACTAGATAAAGAAATAGAAAGACTATCTAGTAAGGCTAAAAGACCATTATTCTTTTATTACACCTCTAAAAATAAAGAAACTGAATATAAAGTTTTAGGTATAGATGGAAAAGTAAAAAGAAAATTTAAAAATAAATATGAAGCACAGTTATACGCTGAAAAAATAGTAGAACAATCAGAGTTAAATTTTAAAGATGAATCTGAAAAGGAAATGTATATAAATTTATTAATAAAGACTAAAAAATCTAAAAAGAAAGAGACGGCATATGATAAAGATATTAAATGTACTATGAACTACCTACAAGAAATAATAGGTGAAGACGTTAAAAATGAATCTAAAAAGAAAGGTGAAAAGATAGAAACAGAAACTTTATTAATAAAAGTAAAAGGGAAACCAGTATACGATCAATGTGAAAAAATAAAAGCTTTAGTTGAAGAATACGATAAAGTTGTAAAAGAGTTTAATGTAAAAATTTCAGATATGAGCGATGCAGAAAGATATGAAAAGAAAGTTGAATTTAAGCACCAACAAGAATATTTAGCTGAAGAAATAATCAATAAAATTAAAAAAATGAGTATAACTGAAAAAACAATCAATACTTTAATTAGAAGTGCATTAAGTAAAGATGTTAAAAATAGCAACACTCATGTTCGTTTAAAATTATTAAATGTTTTATTCCAAAGTAAAAGAGATGATTTTTTATCTCAATTTACAACTCAAGTTAAAGATAATTGTATTAAATTCAAATATATAAATAGCTTTAAATCTATAACTAAAAAAATGATTCAAGAGTAACTGCCATTACTCTACATAAAAAATTATATATAAATTAATAAATAAAGTCAATAAAAATTTAGCATAGTTGGGGTTAATCCCTTCTATGCTTAGTTAGAAAAGAATGTTAGTAGTAAAGGAGAATAGACCGTTATGAATAAAGAGAATGAAGTAAGAGTAATAAGCTTAGTACAAGCAAGAGCATATATAAAAAATGGATTACAACCTTTGAGAATTGAAGCTGATGATATATTAGTATTCGTATTTGATAGGGAAGCTAGTAAGTTATTATTTAAGGCTTGGAAAGATAAAACTATAAAATTTTAAAGTAAAGGAGAAGATAGGCGAAGGTGAATAAAAAAGAATTAAATTTAAAATGGGTAAGTGATGTTATATCAGAAAAAGAAGGTTATACATATAAAGATTGGAAAGAAGGTTCTATTGTATCAATAGATGCGCAAACTGGAACTGGAAAGACATATGCAATATTAAATAAGATATTAGAAGATAAAGTTGAAGATTATGAAGAATTAGTTTATATCTGTAATAGAATAGAGTTAAGAAGAGCTATTCAAAAAGATTTACTGGAAAAATATAAGATGGAAGCTAAATACTTCATAGGAGAAGAAGAGTTTTTTGATAAAAATTGGATAGGCAATAAAAGGGCTATAATTGATTATGAATGGTTGGACGAACAAAAAACAATATATAACGTAACTGTAATGAGTTATCATGAGATAGCTAATTCAAGAAATTGGAGAATACATACAGATAGTAACTATCATATATTAGAAAAATATCAATGGATCGTTTGTGATGAGGTTCAATTCTTTTTAACAGACGCTTCATTCAACCAGAAAACATACATGGCATATGATGAAATATTTCATGCTAGAGATTCTGAAAGTACGTTAATAATGCTATCTGCAACTATAGATGAGGTTAATACTTTAATAGAAGAATACATTAATATGTGGAAAACTCATAAGGATCTATTTGGAGTGAATTTAGTACATGAATATAAATATAGTACAGGAAGAGATTACAGTTATGTTAATGTTAAATATTTTAAAGATATTGATGATATAGCAAATCTTATTAAGAATAGTGAAGAAAAATGGCTTGTATTCGTAACAAGTGATGACAACGGAAGAGAATTAAAAGATAATCTATGTGAAAGTAGAGTGTTAGCTGAATTTATTAACGCCAATGAGGACAATAAAGAGAAAAAGAATTTAACTATGTTTTCTAAGTTTTCTTGCCAATGTTTAATTGCAACAAAATGTATCGATAACGGGGTTAATATAAAAGATACTAATGTGAAAAATATCGTTGTGATGGCATATGATAAAACGACTTTCATTCAAGAATTAGGAAGACTAAGATTAAATATTAAAGATGCACATGAGATTAATTTATATATCAGATGTTGTTATAAAAAGACATTTTCTACAATGTTAAAGAAATGTGAAGATAAAAAGGAATTAATTGATTTATTTAAGGAAGATATTAGTAAATTCAAAGCTAGATTCAATAATGATTATAAGAAGCTTCCTGAAGATATATTCTATCTTAATACTAAAAATGAATGGACTATAAATAAGTTAGGTGTAGTAAGGTTGGAGTTGGATAGAAAGCATTATCAAAATATGGTTGACATGATGAAGATGGACAAGTTTGCATTTATTAAAGAGCAATTGAGCTGGTTAGGGTTAGAAGATAAATTTTCGGAAGATAATTTAATTGAAGGTGTTGTTGAAGAAGAAACTAAAAATGATTTATTACTATTCTTAAAAGATAGTTATGAGAATAATGCTTATTATACTAAGGAATGTTTTATAAAAAAAATTGAAGCTATTATAGAATCTGATAATAAATTAAGGGTATTATTCAATAAAATTTGTGGGAATGGCAATAGGTCAAAAGGTGCTAAAAGTTATAACAAGTTACTATTAGATGGAAATGTGAATTTGCCTTATGCAGTTGGTAGTGAAATAAAACAAAAAACAATAGATGGTAAAAGAAAGAAATTAACTTATTGGAAAGTGCTTTCTACAGAGAATTAATTAACTGCACCAAAATTTACATCTAAATCTATATAATAAATTTACATGTAAAAAATGGTGCACTAAGTCTCATTATACTATATTTAAATATTAACATTTAAAGTTAAATTAGTAAATTAAAAATAGAATAAAAGTCAAATTTTATTAAGAGCTTAGAGAAGTATATCTAGGTTCTTTTTTTATTTTAATTATACGTCTTTTGGTTTGCCTCCACGGCTTACCTTTTGGGCGTAACGTTGCAATAGTCTAGTTGAAGTTAGTTGCGACTAAGCAACTTACTGAAACTTATTGCAATGCTGGTACAACAAGGTAAAAGAGTGGCTATTATCACTCGGTATTAGTAAATACCTTCGTGTTCGCACTTGAAAGTGCTTAGAGTAAAAAAGAGATAAGAAAGGATGAAGTTTATAATGATACAATTAAGAGAATACCAACAAGAATGTTTAGATAGAATAAATGAAATGAAAATAGGAGAAAGAAAAATAGCGTTTTTAGCAACTGGAGCAGGTAAGACTATAATTATGTCGAAAGTAGCTTCACAAGAGAATGGAAGAGTTTTAATAGTAGTAGACCAAAACGAATTAAGGGAACAAACTATAGATAAGTTATCTATTTTTATTAATAAAGAAGATATTGGAAGTGTACAAGGTGTTTTAGATGAAGTTGATAAAAGAGTTATAGTGGCAACTAGACAAAGTTTAACTCATGGGAAATCAACTCGTTTAAATAGAATGTTAGAAAATGGGGAATTTAATTTACTTCTAATAGATGAAACACATAGAGCAGTCCAACAGGTTAAAAAGATTATAGAGGAATGTGGGCAAAATGCAAAGGTAATAGGATTTACTGCTACACCTTTTAATCCAGAACTTTTAGAAGTTTATAGTGATTTTGTTTATAGAAAAGAAATAGTAAGTCTTGTAAAAGAAGGATACTTATGTAGTCCTAGATGTTTAACTATTTATTCTGATGTAAGCCTAGACAATGTAAAAACAGTAGCAGGAGAATTTAATTTAGGACAATTAGATGAAGTTGTAAATGTTGATAGTAGAAATGAATTGATAGTTAAGAAATACGTAGAATTAGCAGAAGGTAGAAGTAAGACTTTATGCTTTTGCACATCTATTGAACATGCAGAAGCTTTAGCGAATGAATTTAATAAAAATAATATCAAGGCTAAGAATATAGATTCTACTTTATCAGCAGACGAAAGAAAAGAAACTTTAGAAGCGTTTAAAAGAGGAGAAATAGAAGTTTTAACTAATATAGGGGTTCTTACAACTGGATTTGATGAACCTTCAGTTGATTGTATCATTATGGCAAGACCAACTAAAAGCAAAATATTATTTACTCAGATGGCAGGTCGTGGACTACGTATATCTGAAAATAAGGAAGATTGTTTAATATTAGATGTATGTGATGTTACAACTAAAAAGAGAATGAATTTAATGACAGGTAGAACTATATTTGATTTAGATGAAGATGAAACTATTCAAGAAAAAGAAGAACGTATTCAAAGAGATAAAGAAGAATCAGAAAGACGTGAAAAAGAACGTATTCAAAGAGAAATTGAAATTGAGAAAATGAGACAAAAAGAAATTGATTTATTTAATGAAACAGTTGAAAATATATCTCAAATTTCTACTCTGCATTGGTTCTATTCAGATATAAAAGGTGTAGAAGTAGCTATATTATCTCAGGACAGTAAAGTAGATCATTACATAGTTAATTTAGAAGATGAATTTAAGTGGTATAGAAGAACTCAGTTAGAAGGCTGGGAATATGATTTAGAGTTAATTGATACAAATACAGATTTAAAAGAGTTGGTTACCCAGTTAGAAAGTGAAGTGATGTTAAAAGGTTCAAGTTTTATTAGTAGAAATGCTAAGTGGAAATGGGAAGAACCAACAGAAAAACAAAAACAAGTGTGCAAAACTAAAGTAAAAACTAAATGGGGAGTACATTGTTTCTTTAGCAAGAGAAATTGTTATTTTTCTCTAAAAGATGTAATTTAAAAGAGGAATTATGGTATAAATGTAGAATTATGTATATTAAAAGGAGGTGAGACTTATGGGTTTAAAATTAACTCAAAAAGAAGTCTTGAGAGTTTTAGTTGAGAATGAAGACAAATGGCTTGGATTAGAAGAAATACATAAACTATCAGGTATTCAAAGAGGGCATATTAACAGTGCAATAAAGTTTTTTATGAAAAATGATTATGTATATATGCCTAATTTAGAAGGAAAGGTAATGGTATCTCCAGACGGAGTTTCAGCATATTATAGTTGTTAATAATTAAAGGCTAGGTGAAATATTCTAGTCTTTTTCTACGTTCAAAAAATGAGAAAATATTTATACTAACCTTTTAAAACCTAGGAAAATAGGCGTTTTTAAGGTGTTTGTATAATCTCTATAAGGAGAGGAAAGGACATAGTTCTGAGTACGCCAACTGCTATTGGCGATGCAGTATAATATATGCGACTAAAAGCTTTTAGCAGAAGACGGAGTGATCCGTTTTCTTTTAAGAAAACTTTTGATATTTACCCAATCTTATTATACTAGTAAAGAGAGGGTGATGTCAAGTGCAAAATTTCATAACTTAAAAGCACTTTAAAAAATAAGAGTTGTATAGTTTGTAAATTTTTAGATCTTTTAATAATTTACTTATGATTAAGTAGATTAAAAATTCTTGCTAGTTTACAAGTTCTAGTACCTCCTTCAAAAACTTGAAGTAGAACCGAATACCTACTATAAAAAGGCGGATGTTTGTTTTAACATTATAAAAGGGGGCTATTTTTAGCCCCTACTCCTAAAAAGAAGATAGATTCTAATACGTAGCTAATTCTTGTCCCATTTAACTTAACACTCCTTTCTATTCCTTTAATTTTTATAGCTACGTGTTAGAATGTGTCTTTTAAGGCACTCTCCTGTTAAAGTAGAAGGATTTAATAAAATTATAATTCTCTTTTAGCATCGTCAAATGGCGGTGCTTTTTCTTAATGCAGCCAAGGACTGTCCAAAGCCAGTGTAAATGCAGATGGAGAAAATAAGAAAGGTTGTGTAATAGAAATGGAAAATATTTATGAAATTGTTGGATTTAGTGTTATTTGGGGTGGTGCAGGTGCATTGATAGGAACATTTGCAGGTGCATTAGAGCAAGCGTTAAAAGAAAGAAAAAAGGCTAAATTAGCTAAGAAAATAGGAATTAAAATTAAATAAGAGAGGGGAATTTAGAATGAATAATAATTTGGAAAAAGTATGTAGATTTTTAGTAACAAATTCAATAGCTAATAAAGATTTAATTGTAGGGTTTGACGAGAATTTAGTAATATATAAAGATTACGAATGGGACTTAGAAAGAGATGAAGTTGAAATTTCTGACTTTAGACCATTCGACGATTGTGCTAAGTTAAAAATAACTGATATTGATGAATATAAATTGACTATATGTGATGATGGTACTATAGAGGTTGAAACTCCAGGTGATGAAACAGAATTAGAAGAACTAAGAAGAGAAAACTCTGAACTTTTATATAAAATAGAGATGTTAGAGAAGGCAAATAAGGATTTAGCTGATATAATAAAAAATAAAAGTGAAACAGATATGGCTGAAAAAGATGATGTTATAAAAAGATTTCTAAAATCTTATGGTGTAGGAGATTTAGATGAAGCGATAGAACATTTTAAATCTATGAAAGAATATGCAGATTTATGTAATAAAGTTTATTTAAATACAATGTTAACAGAAGTACGTTAATTCGTACTTCTTTTTTATTTGGAGAAAGTGGGGTAAAGTATGGGATTAGATGAAATATTAGAAGAAATTAATAAAGTTGTAGAAAATTTGAATTATAAAAATTCGATTAAGTTTATAGAAGAGTTAGAAAGATTAGAAGAAGAGAGGTGATAAAGATGAAAAAATTTAGTACAAGAAGTTATAAATTACAAGTGTTATTAATGCAGGTAGAAGAAATAAATATAGTAAATGTTGTTAAGGAAAATTATAAAGGTAAAATATCGAGTAAATTAGAATTTGGATTTACGGATGGAAAGGCAGTACATAGAATTGTAGAGGATTATAAAGAAAGTTTAGGTGTAGAAACAGATAGAGAGTTGTTTAGTAAGTTGAGAGAAAGACGAAAACAATTATTAGATGAATATTATAAAAGAATTAAGGGTGAAGAAAATGATTAAAGTAAAGAGTAATACTAAAATTGCATATTTATTAACTCTTGGATTTAAAGAGGAGCGATTAGAAGAAACAGATAGCATAATTTATTTTATGTTTAAGGACACGGATAAAATAAGAGAATTTAAGGAGGCGCATTAATAATGACTTCTGAAAGAGTTACTAGATATGAAAAAAGTTCTGGAGAGTTATTACCGGATTATATAATTAACGATACGATTGTAGGAGTATGCAGGTATGTAGCTTGCTATGTTAAGATAGTAAATTTATTGTATAATATTGAATTAATTATAAATGGAAAAGATAAGTTTGTTGTTTTACCAGGAGAAACGATTGAATTTGATATTGAAAAGCATGGAATTATTAGTAGTATTGTTGCAAATGTATTCAATGATATAGATAATAGAATTTTAGTTGAAGTGGGATATAGTAGTAAAATAATATGAATTTATGAATAGTAGGAGGTGATAAAATGTTGACTAATCAGCAGATAGAATGTATTGAAAATTTAGTTATTGGAACTATGACAAATAAGGAAATAGCTAAGAAAATCGGATGTACTGAGAGGGTAATTTATAAGTGGAAATTGAATGAGGAGTTTAAGGCGGAATGGAAGAAGCGTTCACTTGCCTTTGAAACTGGCATTATACAAGAGGCTCATAATTTATTAACATCTAAATTAGGTGTAGCAATTAATAATATCATAGAGATAGCAAATGATAAGAATGAAAGTGCTAAAACTAGATTAGATGCTAATGAGTATCTTATCAATAGAATATTAGGAAATACAACAACCAAGATAGAACAGACTATAGAAGATAAGAAGGAAGATGACAACATTGATATTGATGATTTAATTAATGATGTAGTAAAAGAAGATAATGTTATTGAGTTGGATCAAATGCTACAATAATATTGTCTATAAAAACAATTGGTTTAATAAACAGTTATTTCGTAAACAAATAAGGCTCATAAGTAGATTAAATGGTTTATTTATAGGTTTAAATATGTCTATTAAATTAAATATAGTTTTTGTAGACAAAATGTTAATTTAGGTTTATAATGATATTAAGAGATAGATAGGGGTAGGTTCTAAAATTCGAATAGCTGGATTATGGGCGATAACCTACATAAAATTTTCTAATATTTTTATAAATGAGAGGTATTAACATGATATTTGGATACATGAGAATTTCAACACAAAAAGCTTCACAAACTACAGATAGACAAAAAGATACTTTAGAAAAATATGCAAAAGATAATAGCTTTGAATTTGATGAGATGGTAGAGGAAAGAATTTCAGGAACAATAAAAGCTTATAATAGACCAGAATATTCTAAGTTAAAAGAAAAGCTTAGAAGAGATGATATTTTAGTTATCACTGATCTAGATAGACTTGGTAGAAATGCAGATGATGTAATAATGGAATTAAAGCAGCTTAAACTACAAGGAGTTAAAGTAGTTGCATTAGATATGCCTTATATGTCTGATTGGAATAAGGCCAATGATAATAGTATTTATGATATGGTTATAGATATTGTAATTACCATCAAGGCTCATATGGCTCAACAAGAAAGAGAAAAAACAGTTGCTAGAATTAATCAAGGTATCTCAGCTATGCCAATTAATAAAGAAGGTAAAAAGATATCTACTAAAACAGGTAAAGCTATCGGAAGGCCTACAGCAGAAGTTCCAGAAGAGTTTATTAAAGAATATAAAAAATTTAAAAATGGTGATTATGGTAAAATGTCGGCTACTAACTTTGCTAAGATGCTAGGTATAGGAAGAAGTACATTTTATAAATATGTAAACATAATTAAAAATTAAAAGAGAATAATATAATATTATGAAAATAAACAACACATATATGTAACAATATGGTAAAATATTAATATGATGGAAGTTTTGCTTTCATATATTGATATTCAATGGATGGTGTGGTACAATATGAGAAAGACGATTACAAAATATAACAAAAAAAACGAAAAAATAATAAGAACTCGTATAATTATTAAAGAGGTGAATAACATGGCAACACAAATAGCAGCTACACCAATAGTTTATGGTGCTGAGGCAAAGAAGATAATGAGAGAATCAAAAACAAAACAAAGTAGAAAAGCGGAGGAAAATGCAAGGAAGTTATTAAATTTCTTCAATAGAATAACATCATAAGGAGAATAAGGTGGAGAATATAAATACCGAAGACATTAAGCTGGTTAGGATATCACAGGAACATAAGGATATTCTAGCTAGTTTTGATTGCGTTAATACCAATGAGAAGCTAAAAGAAAGAGGATTTAAAAGTAAGAAAATAAAAAAGTTCTTAGCTTATTCAGAAAATATTAATCATTTTTTAAAGTCTGAAGCTTTAGAAGAGCAAGAGCAAGGGTTAAATACAACTTTCCTTTTAATGAAACAAGATAGTTTAATAGGATTTATTTCTCTATGTAATGATAGTATCAGATTAGCATTTGAAGAGAAACAAGAAGATTCAGTACCATATGCAAATATACCATCATTGAAAATAGCTAGATTAGCAATTGATAAAGAATATCAAGGTAATTCTTTTGGAAAATTGTTAATTGAATTTGCAATTTCAATAGCCATAAAGATAAGAGAGTATAGTGGAATAAAATTCATAACGGTTGATTGTTATGAACATAGATTGTCTTATTACAAGGATAAGATTGGATTTAAGATAAATGCAAATCAAGCGCCTAATAGGCAACCAGATAATCCATGGAGCTTAAGATTAAATATAGATGATTATTTAAATGAAATATAATTAATGTATGATGATGAACTTAGTTGGACGAGCTAGGTTCTTTTTTTATGCACAAAAATAGGAGGTGATATGAAATAATTTACTATGACAATAAAGAATTTAATGATTTACAATTTAAGGTATATCTTTTAAATAAGTACTTAACAAAGCATTATAATAGTGATATTGCATTAAAGACTCTTAAAGCACATAGTAAAGATTTAGATAAATTGGCTAAGTCATTAGGGGAGAAGGATATATCATTTTTCTGTTTATATTTCTTACAAGATATATTTGTTGTTAAAGATACTAACGAAGCTAGAGAGTTGAGTAAAGGTCATTATGAAATGTGGGAATTAGCTAATAAGGTATTTATTAATGATGAATTAGATAAAGTTAATATTATATGTCCTAGAGGATATGCAAAGACAACTATATTTGATTTAGCTATTTCTGTTTGGCTTGTAGCATATAAGAAATCTAAGTTTACTTTAATAGGTGCTAAGAGAGATGATGATGCTAGTCAATTTGTAGATACAATAAAGAAAGTATTTACAGAGAATAAGATTATAATAGATAACTTTGGTAAGCTAATTCAGAAAAAGGGATATACGGTAAATTCAAATGAAATTGAGTTTACAAATGGTATGTATATAAGAGCAGTTGGTTCAGGAACTTCTGTAAGAGGTGCAAACTTTAAAGGAGTTAGGCCAACAGTAGTTATAGCAGATGACTTTCAGGATGAGAAGAATATTTTAACTGATGATGCTAGAGAGAAAGTTTATAACAAATGGACTAAAGAAATAGAGCAGGTTGGAGATAAGGCGGTTTACAGGAAAGGTGAGAAAATAAAATCTGCAACTAAAATTATTTCTATTGGAACAACATTACATATTAATTGTTTGATTAGTAGGCTTAGTAGAAATAATGATTATTATACATTATTAAAAAGAGCCATAATATTAGAAGATAATCAAACAGTAGAAGATATATTTGATAGTGATTTATGGCTAGAGTGTAAAAGGCTTTATTTTAATGATAAAGATGAAAATCCTAAGCAAACAGCTAAAAACTTCTATGAAAAGCATAAGGAAGAAATGAAGTTTAAGGTTCTTTGGGAAGAGAAATGGAACTGTTTTGATGATTTAGCTATTCCTTATTGGGAAAATAGACAGGCTTTTATGAGTGAGTTGATGAATGATACAACATCAATAGGAGAAAAATGGTTTAAATCAGTTGCGACTCAAAGTGAAGAAGAAATTGAGAATCATAAATTTACTAAAACTATGTTGTGCATAGATCCAGCTTCAACTACTAATAAAAAGTCGGACTTTACAGCTATGGTAGTAGGTTCAATGTCATCTAATAATTTTAAATACATGAGAAAACTTGTATTAGATAAATTTGAATTTAATCAATATTGTAAAGAAGTAGTTAAGATATTAGAATCCTATGATGATATAACTCATATTTACATAGAAAAGAATACTTTCCAAGGAACAGATGTAATTAAAATAAAAGAATTAATTGCAGAGATTCCAAAACTTAGGAATAAGCGTTATGAATGGATCAATGAGATGCAACGTAAAAATAAAGACGAGAAAATAAGTACTATAGTTGATCCAGTAAATAATGGCCAAGTAATATTTGTAGATAATAATAAGGAATTCAGAGATCAAATACTGGAATTCCAAGGACAAAAATATACTGTCCATGATGATGCTATAGATATTACTGCTGAATGTGTTAATAGACTTGATACAATAAAGAAAAGTTATGGAACTTTAACAATAGGCTCTATAACAGATTTATATGCATAAGAAAGGAGAGAAGATATGAATGAAAATAGTTTAATTGGTTTAGTAAGGTTATGTCATGGTGTTTACTCTAAAATGCTACCATACTATGATAAAATAAACGCTTATTACTATGGTAATACAGATAGTTTAGCTAATTTTAAACCAATGTCAGGTAGAAGTAATTTAAAGCCACGAACAAACTTTATACAGAAATTAGTAGATGAAGAGGCTAGTTATTCTTTTGGAAATAAGATTACATATACATCTAAAGATAACAATAGAGAGGTCATTAACGATATTGATTATGTACTATCTGGATATAAAGCTGATTATGATATTAATCTAGGAATTGAATTAATAAAATATGGAGTATGTTACGAAATAAATTATAGGAAGAATGGGAAGTTTAAAAGTAAAACAGTAACTCCATTAAATGGCTATATGTTTTTGGATGAAGATGATGATCCAGTTTGTTTCTTACATATATATAAGAAGAAATTCGATACTAAAGAATACATAGATGTGTATACTAATAGAAACATATATCATTTTGATTCTAGTTTTAAAGAAATATCGAAGCCTACACCACATTTCTTTGGGATAGTTCCGGTTGGAATTGGTATGATTGGAGGTAATTCTTATAATGATGATAGAGGATATATAGAAGGTGATAAGACTATCTATAGAACTATAAAAACTCTCCAAGATGCTTTTGAAACAAATTTGGGGGATTCTGCAAGCGAAGTTTCGGATATAAGAAATGCTATTTTAAAAGTATTTAATATTGCATTAGAGGATGAGTTAGATGAAAAAGGAAATCCTACAGGTAAGAAAAAAGAACCTATCTTAAGAAATAACATAATAATGTATCTAAATGGAGAGGGAGAAAGTAAACCTGATGCAGAATGGTTGATAAAAAACATTAATGATGCATTTATAAGGAATACCCGAAATGATATTAAGGATTTAATGTATGTATTAACATCACACATAGATTCTAATGAAAAGCTTCAAAGTAATTTATCAGGGGTAGCATTGAGAAGTAGATTACAGAGCTTAGAAAGTAAATGTAGTAACAATGCAAAAGCATTTGAAAATATTTTAAGAATAAGATTACAATGTATGTTTAATTACTTAGCTATGACTCAAGGTAAGAAATATGATGTTAATTTAATTGAGATTAAGTTTACTCCCCATGTTCCAGTTGATGAGGACAGAATTGCAGATAGAATTGCTAAAATATCTCATGATGTTGTATCTAATGAGACAAAGAGAAGTTGGTTAGCATCTGTAAGTAATCCAGATTTAGAACAGTTAAAAATAGATGAGGAGAATAAAAAGTCTATGGAAGGATTTATTGATCTTGATAAAGAAGGTGGAATAGATGAAGCTGAATAAGAATCAGATTGAGTTTGTTAATAACACTATAAAAATAAATGAAATACTTTTTAATTTATCAGATAAAGAGATTAAAAAACTATTTGCTTTACATAAAGAGCAAAGGGACAAGTTATTGCAAAGCATAGCTAGTATCATATTAGAATATAAAGTTACTAATGAATTTATGGATTTATCTAATGAAGATAAGAAGATATTAAATGAAAAGTTAGGTAATGAAGTAAATGAAACTTTTAAAGAGCAAAATAAGATAGAAAAACAAGAAATGGACAATTTGTTGAAGAAGATAGCAGAAGATAAGTTTTATATGAATTGTTTTAATCTTGCACTAGGTATGGATTTCACATTAAAAAAGATTAATTCAAAGGCACTAGATAGGATTGTTAAAAATACTGTAAAGGGCAAGAATTACTCTGATAGATTGTGGAGCAATAAAAATGATTTATCTAAAATACTTCAAAAAGAAATAAAGGATTTTTTAGAGGGTAAGACTTCTATAAATGAAATTTCTAAGGTAGTAAAGAATAGATTTAATCAGAATTCTTTTAATACTAGAAGATTAATAACCAATGAAACTGCTAGAGTTCAAAGTGAAGTGAACGAACAATGGTCAAAGGATTATGGTGTAGAATACCAATTATTTATGGCAACACTAGATCAAAAAACAAGTGATATATGTAGGGCTTTAGATGGAAATGTTTATGCTATTGATGATAAAAATAAACCTATTACACCTGCAAGAACACATGTAGGATGTAGAAGTTGTTTAGTTTCTATACCCTCGAAAGAATGGAGACCTAAAAAGCGTATGGATAATGAAACTAAAGAACATATTTCATATAAAAATTATGAAGCATGGAAAAAAGAAAATAATATATAGACTTTAGAGGAAGAGAACTCTAAAGGCGAAAGGAGTTATATGAAAAAAATAGATTTATTAAAGTTAATAGAAGGCTTAGAGGATGAAACAGACGTGTTAGATACTCTAAAGGAACAAGAAGAAATAAAAGGTTTAATTAAGCCTTTTGATGTAAACGAAATTACATTAGAAGATTTTAAGAAGGCTATAGCTGACAATAAGGAAATTAGAGGATATTATACTAGCGAGAAAGATAGAGCAGTCACTAAAGGAATTGAAACTTTTAAAAGTAACAATTTGCCAAAGTTAATTGATGAAGAACTTAAGAAAAAATCTAATGAAGGATTGAGTGAAGAGGCGATACAGTTAAAGGAGTTACAAGCTAAATTTGAAGCATTAGAAAAAGAAAAGGCAATATCTGAATTAAAAGGTAAATACACTAAATCACTTTCAGAAAAAGGATTAAATGTTGAGTTGATTGACTTTGTATTTAATGAAGATGAGGAAATATTTAATTCTAATGTGGATAAAATTAATAGTATTATTGAAAACTCAATTAATGCAAAAACTAATGAAATATTAAATAATAATGAGTATATTCCACCAAGTAATGGAGGAAGCAATTTAAATAGGGATGAAGAAATATTAAAGAAAATATTAGGAATTAAGTAAACAACCACACAATGTTATTGAAACGATATATATGACATGTGTAGGTTGTTTTTATTATGCCCTTTTTTAAAAGGTTGACTTATAGGGGGTAAAGAATAAAAAGCCTACAATATTATAAAGAGAAGGAAGTGTATATTTATGGCTAATACATTAGCATATTCAACATTATTTCAAACAAATTTAGATAAGGCAATGGTGCAAACTGCACAAACTTCATGGATGGAGGAGAATGCAGGACAAGTAATTTATAACGGTGGTAAGGAAGTAAAGATTCCTAAAATGACATTAACAGGTTTAAGAAATTACGATAGAAACTCAGGATATAAGAAAGGTAAAGTTACTTTAGAATATGAAACTAAATCAATGACTTATGATAGAGGAACTAGTTTCTACTTAGATTCAATGGATGTTAATGAAACTAATTTTGTTGCAACTGCTGGAACTGTTATGGGAGAATTCCAAAGAACTAAAGTTGTACCAGAAGTTGATGCTATAAGAATCGCAACATTAGCACAAGTTGCTATTACTGCTAACAATGTAAAGGCATCTTATACACCTGGTAAAACTACTATAGTAGATGCTATAAAAGATGGTATTACTGTATTAAGAGATAAAGGTTTCGTAGGAGAAATTGTAATTCATTGTACATATGAAGTTAAAAATCAATTAGAAAAGGCTATGGCTGGACAATTATCTGCTGTAACATTTAGTGCAGGAGGAGTTGATACTGAAGTTCCAAGTTTAGATGGATGTCCTATTTTACCTTTAACTTCTGATAAGATGTATTCAAAATTTGATATTTCTGATGAAGAAGAGGGAGGATTTTCTAAAGCTGAAGATGCTAAGACATTAAACTTCTTATTAGTTGCAAGAGAAGTTCCAATCGCGGTATGTAAAACAGATAAGATAAGAGTTTTTGATCCATCAGTTAACCAAGAAGGTGATGGATATTCTTTTGACTACAGAAAGTATCACGATATTTGGGTTTTAGATAATAAAGTAAATGGTGTTTTTGCTTGTTACAAAGAGGCTTAATCATATAAGGGTTAGGGGTTATCTCCTACCCTAACTTTAAATTATAGGAGGTTAGATTATGAATTTAACGGATGAGCAAATAAAATCTATAGTTGTAAAAGCTATTCAAAACTATTTAAACAATGATAAATTTGACGATGTATATATAGAAATGAATTTCCCAGAGGCAATAATGGTCGCTATAGAAGAAGAAAAGGAAAAATTAAAACAGCCTTCTAACGTATCTTCTATGAGCCAAGGTTCTCGAAGTGTTACATATAAAAATACAGGTGTAGGTATGTTAAGTAATAATGTAAAATTGTTATTGCCAAAGCCTAGAAATTATATGGTGTGGTAGGTGGTAGTAATGTGGTTTTATGATAAGGAAATTTATACTACTATAAAAACAAAAGCTAAAAATAATTTAGGGCAAATAGTAGAGAGCTATAAAAAAGATAAACTATTTCTTGCAGATGTACAACCTCTAACAGAAGCTAAAGTAGTTAAAAATTGGGGAGAAGACTTAAAGTCTACAAAAGAAATATACGCAGATATTAAATGTAAAGTTGGAGATATTCTTATTTATAACGATGAAGCTTATGAAATAGAAGCTAGAGTTGAATGGGATGATTATTCTATTTATGCAGTTAAGGAAGTTAATGTAACATGGCAGAATTAATAAATAATGTAGATAAAATAAAAAGACAGTTTTTAGAATCTTGCGAGAGTGCTATGAATGAAATCGGAATTACAGGAACAGCAGAGTTACAAAGTAATTCGCCAGTTAGATATGGTTTTCTTAGAAGAAGTATTACATTTAAAAAAGCTAATACATCCAATAGATATAGTATTACATTTGGTAGCTCTATAGATTATGCACCTTATACAGAATTTAGAGGAAAATCTAAAGGATGGATGAGGGGAACTATGCGAGGATTTAGTTCTGAAGCACAAGAAATATTAAAAAAACATTTAAGAAAGGTAGGTAAGTAATGGAAGTATTACAAGAAGAGTTATATAAATTGATTTCTAGTTGTAGCAATAATGTTTATTTAGATTATTTACCTACAGCAGATGAAAATGACAATGAGTTAGATTACTTAAATAATATCTACATTAATTATAGTTTAAAGAATATAGAAGACTTAGCATATAAAGATTCTATAATTTTAGAAATTGAAGTAGTTAGTAGTTTAATGAATAAAATAAAAGTACAAGCAAAGGCTGTTGATGTTGATAAATTATTAAAGAATTGTTGGATAGAAAATTGCAATGCTAAGGTAATTAGAAGCAATATATATTTTATGACATTTGATGATTTAGAAAATAAACAGTCTATGGTTACTTTAAGTTATAAAATTTATAAATACTAAGAAAGGAAGTGTTTTAATGAATTCGGAAACAGTACATAAAAATACTGCATTTGGATCAGGATTAATATATTTAGTAGATTCCTTTGATGTATCTCAACTAGATACAGAAATCACAAGTAAGTTAATAGATACTAATTTATTACTTTTGACTGATGATGGGGTTAACTTTGAAGAGGAAAAAGAGATTTTCTCAACTCAATTAGTAGGATTTAATGAAAAAAGAGTAAAAGGTTATGAGACAGTTGTAAGAGCTGAAGGAAAGATAAGTGGAACTGGAAGATTAGTTAATTCTAAATTGCTAGAAGCTTCTTTATATAAGAAACAAGAAAATAGTTCAAGTAAATATGATGTATATAAAGTAGAAGAAGGAATTATTAACTCTTATAAAGATGTAGTGATGGTAGCAACTAATAAAGCTACAGAAAAAGCACAAATTATTATATTACATAATGCATATAATAGTAACTTATCTTTAGAAACAAAAGGTTCTGATGATGGTAGCTGTAAGTTAGAGTTTGCCAGTGCATACGATAAAGAAAATTTAAATAAAGTGCCTTACGAAATTTGTACATTAAAGGAAGTTTAAAGTTTAAGAGATTGGATTTTTTATCTAGTCTCTTTTTAAATTATTTAATTTAGTCTTCTAAGTTAAAGGAAGACTAGAAGATTAATAAAGTAATTTTTAAATTTTGATAATAAAGGAGATTGATATATATGATAGAAAATAATGAAGTTAAAATAACTACAAGGGAAGGTATGGATGTTTTAAGAATAGTAAACAAACTAGGATTAAAAGAGGATATTTCTAATGCTATAGAAACATATATAACATTAAATAATAGAAAAGAAAGTAAGTTTACAGATCTAAGAAGATTAATAATTAAAGAAGTTGGTTTAGAGGAATATAATAATTTATCTGAAGATAAAAAGAAAGAAATTACTGAAAAAATATTTATAGAAAATAAGGATTTCAAAGAAGAATTTGAAAAGGTAAATATTGAATGTAATAGAGAGATGGGCAAAATTGGCGTTGATATTATGTATGATTTCATGACAAGATTGCCACAGGCAGAAAAAGAAGTTTATAAATGTCTAGCTGGAATATATGGTAAAACAGCTAAAGAAATTGAGTCACAAGAATTAGATGAAACTATTGAGCAAATAAAGAAGGTAGGACAAAGTAAAACTGTTATGGGTTTGCTCAAATTAGCAATCAGGTAGAAAAGTTAGGAAATAATCTAATAGGAATACTTTTTAAAAATGGTTGCTACGAATATATTGCAAATATGGATTTAGAGGAGGCACTTTCTATTATAGAAGGTGTCTTTATTGAATATATGGATTCTAGGACTTATCAAAGATATTTATTTGATAATTTACTAATGCAATTCGATGGTAAAGGAATGAGTTATTTAGATTATATAAAAGAATCTAGAAAAGTACCAAGTACAAAAACTGACTACGTAAAAACAGAGTTAGAGAATAAAAAGTTGTTAGATAAATTTAAAAAACAAGGTGCAGTTATAAGTTCTTAAAAAGAAAGGAGGTTAATTAAATGTCTGATGTATTTAGACTAAGTAGTAGCATAGAATTAGATATAAATGATGTTATGTCTGGATTGCAACAAGTAGATAGACAAAGTGAAGAAACAAGAGATAGTTTAGAAAATATAGAGGATAGTGCAGATAGTGTATCGGGTAGGTTTTCAGGATTGGGAAAAATGGCTCAATCAGGATTAAAAGTTGTAGATAAATGGGCTAAAATTGGTGCAACGGCAGTAGCAGGATTGGCATCAGGAATGATAGCATTGGGTATTAAATCTAATGCGAGTTTAGAAACATCTCAAGTTGCTTGGACTACGTTATTAGGTACAGAAGAAGAGGCAAAGAATATGCTAGAAGATATTACTAAGTATGCAGCGACTACTCCATTTAGTAAAACTGGTGTAGATACAATGGCAAAACAGTTACACAATGCAGGATTTGAAGGCCAGAACTTATTTGATCAATTAACTAAATTCGGTAATATGGGGTCAGCGTTTGGTATTCAGGAAGATAGTTTATCGGAAATGGTAAGACAATATTCTCAAGTACAAATGGCACAAGTTGCTTATACAGAAGACTTAAACATATTACAAGATAGAGGTATACCTATTTATAAGGCTTTAGCAGAAGTAACAGGAACAACAGTTGCAGAAGTTAAAAATATGGCTTCACAGGGTAAAATAACAGCAGATGTATATAATCAAGCATTAGATTCCATAGCTAGTGGTACAAATGGTGCTATGGAAGCTCAAAGTAAAACTTTTAGTGGTATGCTATCGACTATACAGGATAATGTTGTAAATATATCTCAAAAGATAATACAACCAATCTTTGAAAAGGTATTGGAATATATGCCTATGATAATAGAATTAGCAGACAATTTTAGTGCTAACTTAGATGAAGGAAAAGGTGTGTTAGATAGTTTAAAAGAAGCTATTACAACTGTATTTGGTGAAGATACGTGGAATAAGATAACTATGGCAACAACCGTTGTCATGGGACTTGTAGGAGCTTATGCAATATTAAAAGGTGTAATGTTTATGAGTGATTTAATAAATTCTGTTAGTTCAGCTTGGGGTGTATTAAGTTCTGCAATGGGGATAGGAACAGCAGTTACAGAAGGAGCAACAGTTGCACAAACAGGGTTAAATTTAGCTTGGTTAGCTAGTCCAATAACATGGATCATAGCAGGGATTGTTGCGGTAATAGCCATATTTGTTCTTTTATGGAATAAATGCGAAGGGTTTAGGAACTTTTGGATTGGCCTATGGGATAAAGTTGTAAGTAGTTTTAAATCTGCTAAGGATTCTGTTGTAAATGGAGTATCTGATATGACTTCAAAAGCAGTAAATAAATTTAACGAAATAAAGCAAGGGATAACAGATAAAATAAATGGGGCTAAAGATGCAGTAAAAAGTGCTATAGATAAAATAAAAGGCTTCTTCAACTTCGATTGGTCTTTACCTAAAATTAAGTTACCTCATTTCAATATTAGTGGTAAATTCTCTTTAAATCCTCCATCTATACCGACTTTTGGTGTAGATTGGTATAGTAGCGGTGGTATATTTACTAAACCTACGATTATCGGAAATATAGGTGTAGGAGATGCAGATAATGGAAAGGGAAGACAAGCAGAAGCCGTATTACCATTAAAACCTTTCTATCAAGAAATGGAATCTATGTTTATAAAATATAGTAGTAGACCATTATATTTAGATGTAGATGGTAAGAGCTTCTTAAGAGCAACAGCAAAAAATAAAGATGTTTGGGATAGTTACGACTATAGAAATCCTAGATTAACATATAAATAGGAGGCAACATAGCCTCCTTAAAAAGGTAGGTGATAAAGTGAATATTAATGATATTAGTAAACATTATGATGCTAGGAAAAGATTGAGATATAATACCATGAATGATTATAAAATACCTATACATACATTATTACAGAAAGAATATGAGATATTTTTTAATGGATATTATTCAAGCTATTGGGGATTAGGAGTGGCAGAATATCCTAATATACAGCGTTTAAATGAGGTCGTTGAAGATATAGATTTAGAGGGGAGAAATGGTAGCTTAACGATTAAAAGTGGGACATATAAAGATAGAACTATTTCTATAACATTTAGATTATTAGATAGCGATAGATTTTGGATTATGGTTGATGACTTTGAAGATTGGTTATTAAATGTTAATGACAATAGACTTTTTTACGATAGACAGGATAGGTGTTTTATAGTTAAAAGAGTTGTATTTGGAGATATAACTAAAGAGATACGTAAATATGGAGAATTACAAGTAGACTTTATAGTAAAGCCATTTATGGAAGATTTAACGCCATCGTCATTTACTTTTTTAGAAAATGAAAAACTATTCATTAATCAAGGTCATTTTCCTATTAAGCCTATTATAACTCTTTATGGAAACGGTAATTTAGAAATTTCAATAAATGGAGAAGTAACTATAATAGAAAATGTACAAGAAGAAATAACTATTGATTCAGAATATATGATGTGCTTTGATAAAAATAATACTAATAAGTTAAGTGATATGATAGGAAAATTTCCCGAGTTAGCAGTAGGAGAGAATGATATTGTTGTTAGCAGTAATGTAAATAAAGTAACAATTAAATATACGAATTTTTATAGGTAGGATATTAACATTTCCTACCTTATTTTTTTAGAAAAACTGAAAGGAGAAGATAGGAAATGTATTTTAGATATAACGGAAAAGATAGTAAGCAATGGGGGTATGATATAAAAAGTAGTTTAACTATAGAAAAATTAGATTCAATAGAAGGCGAGACTTTAAAGTCTACTAATAGTTATGTAGAAAAAGCAGTAAGGATAAAGAAAGTAAATAAATTTACAGGTGATTTAGTTCATTTTTCTAAATTAGAAATTGATGCAATTAACAGATGGTTATTCGAGGAAGATTATAGATGTCTTCAGGTAGGATTGTATTGTTATAATGCGGTTTTTAAAAGAAGAAGATTAATGTGGTCTGATAATGGATATATAGATTTAGTTGTTAGATTAACACCTTATGCTTTAAGTAGTAAAACTATACATAATATAACTGTAATAGATAATACATACACTTATACAGATGATAATGGAATTGAAACAACTGTAAACCAAGGCGAAAAGATATTTACAATAAATAATAAAAGCAATGTTGAAGAAGTAGAAATATATCCTGAAATAAGTATTAAATTAAAAGATGATAAAGCGAATATAGTAACAATAGAAAATTTAACATTAAATAATAAAGTTGTTTTTAGTGAATTAGAAAACAAAGAGTGTATTTATATAAATGGCAAGAATCAATACATGATAAGTATGGTTGATGAAACAAGGAATATTTATAGTAAATTTAATGGAGTATATTTAAATTTACAGAAGGGAATAAATGAAATAAAAATATCTTCTAATGGTTTTGTTAACGTTTCTATGTGTTATCAAGAAGAGTTTAACTTAGAGGAGGTATGGTTAAATGAATAATGAAGTGCAAATAGCTTATTTTGAAAAAGGTGCTACTAAAAGTAAAGTATCAAAGGCTGTTGGAGATATTGTATTAGATAACATTTGTATATCTTGTGAAACAGATGAAGACTTATCTACAGGAGATTATTATTTAGATGCAACATTTATAATTGATGATGATGGAATATGGCAAAGCATTGAAGAAGAAGGTATATTAAAAGTTAAATTGGATTATGGGTATGAAATATTTGATATTGTGAAAATAACTAAGAATACAAGAGATATTACTGTATTCGCTAGGCAACATACAATAGAAAAACAACTTTCAACACGTTTAGAAGATGTAAGACCAGAAAATCAAAATGGATATTCAGCTTTACAATGGATGTTAGAAAATTCTAATGAATATAAAGAAGGACAAAACTATGCAAGAGAATTAGAATTTTCTAGTGATATAGAAATAATTAATACAGCTTATTATCAGGAAATGAATTTATATAAAGCTTTATTTGATTGCGATCAATCTTTTATTAATAGATGGGGTGGAGAAATCCAAAGACGTGGATATAGAACTACTATCAATAAGAAAATAGGACAAGATAGAGGTTTTCAGGTTAGATATGCGAAGAATTTAAAGGGATTTGAAGCTGAAACTAACATAGATAGTGTTTATACGAGAATAAAGCCTAAAGCTTATAATGGTTATACAATAGAGGGTTATGTTCAAAGTGGGAATATAGACAAATATGCTACAGTAAGAACAACTACTATAAAATATGAAGATGTAAAACTACAAGAAGATTGCGAGGAAGATGAAGTTGGATATGAAACTTTAGAAGAATTACAGGCAGAGTTAATTAGATTGGCTGAATTAGAATTTGCAGAGAATCATATAGATGAAATTCAGGGTACATATACAGTTAGTTTTGAAGATTTATCTAAAACAGAGGAATATAAGAATTATTCAATATTAGAGAGGATTTATTTAGGTGATACAGTAAATGTATTTATAGATAAATTAGATGTTAATATTTCAGTTAGAGCAATTAGAAAGAGATATAATGTAATGACACAAAAAGTAATTGAAATAGAATTATCTAATTTAGATTTGTCAGAATTCAAACCTAAATCATTTGTAGAAGTAGTAAAGGAAATTAATAAGTTACCAGAAAATTTCCAAAACGTTTTACAACAAGCTAGGGAAGACGCTACAGATTTGATACACGCAGGAGTAGGAACAGGTTATTTCGTTTGGGACGAAAATGGATGGGCTATCATGGATACAAAAGATAAAAATACTGCTACAAATGTTTGGCAATTCAATTTAGGTGGTTGTGGTTTCAGTTCAACTGGTTATTATGGTGAGTACAACATAGCATGGACTATGGATGGAAAATTGGTTTTAAATGAATTGACTTGCGAGGGAATAAATGCAATGTTAATAAAGGCTGGAATATTAAAATCATTAAATGATAAAACATGGATTAATATGGAAGATGGTTCTTTTAATTTTGCAGATGCTTTAAAACTTGTTGATGGAAACCTTGTATTCTCACATACCAATGGTTCAGAAGGTATAACTATTGATAAGGGAGGATTTAAGGTTACTACTTACTCTTCGACAAATGGAATGGAAGAAGTAGCGAAGCTAATAGCAACATCATTTCCTAAGGATAGAAACCAGAACGGATTAAGCATATGTACAACTGGATATGGAGATTACATTCAAATTGGATATGAAAGAGAAAATGGGGCTATAAGAGCTGCCATGTTTTTCGTGCCAGTTAGTATACCATCAACTGCAGGATTACCTTATACAGATGCAGGAATATATATAAAAGATAAAACTTTTGTTGAAAATTTAATTAATTTTAAATATGGATTATATTTAAAAAGCAATGGAACAAAAGATCATGTAATTTATAATGATAGCAGCAATAATTATCTTAATATATTCGGAGATAATGGAATAAACTTAGGTTTTTTTAATGGAGATACACCCACAAATAGATTGATTTTACATGAAGCTCCACCAAGTGGAACAGGGGACTTAATTGAATCATATGGGAACTGGAATTTTAAAGGGTATACATTGCACAACTTAACGCTTGCGAACTATAAGTTAGCTAATACATATGCTAACTTAGAAACTAAATCTATAGCAGAAGTGAGTGCTTTAGAAACTAATAGTACAGATAATGTTAGATATGTTTATAAAGATATTACTAGCAAAGATAATAAGATTGTATTAAATATACCTAGCGAATATCAAGGAAGAAGTTATACAATAGTCGGAATAGCTAAAAAAGGGTTTGGCGATTATGCAATAACAGAAGAAAGTCAAAATAGATTTGTCATAAAGACAGATAGAGAAATGACGATGAATATTGAAATAAGTATTGAATAACTAAGGAGGTGGAAGTGATGGAAACAGAAATACTTAAAACTATAGTAAGTCAAGGAGCGTGGGCGGTACTTTTTGTATGGCTACTGATAGACACTAGAAAAGAAAGTAAAACCAGAGAGGAAAAGTTGCAAAATATAATTAATAAAAATCAAGAAGTAATTTCAGAGTTAGCTGAAAAATTTAATGTAGTTGAAGATATACAGGAAGATGTTAGTGAAATTAAAATAAAGTTAGAAAGTGTAAGTTAATATAATAATTAAAGTAAATATACTTTTAAATAATATCATCGTAAATGATACTTAATAATAAAATAAAAAATTATTTAAAGAACAATTTGAAATTATTGCGAACTAACTAAGAAAATTTGGTCTTTGAAAATTGAATATTACGGTATGAAAAAAGATATAAAAAATAAAACTAAAATAAAACTAAAATAAAACTTAATATTGACTGAAAATTATGTTTGTGATATTCTTAATGTATAGAAAAAAGTAATTGTTTTAGGAGGGCATTATGAAAAAATTAATAGTTGCTTATAAGTTTGGGACTAGATGTGGTGGAGCGTTGAGTCCCAAAGAGGGAATTAATATTCACGAACTTCATGCAAAGGCGAATGGTGGAAAGGTTCTTTTTACTGTTAATAAAGCACCAAAAGCTGAATATAGAGATAGCATAAAAGAGATAATTCTTATGACAAAGAATGGTGATTTTGCAATACATGCAGATGTTGATTTTTTAGGAAGGTATTCTTTGATTGATCCACCAACTGATTATACTGTGCCTTCAATTTGGAGTAATGAGAATAAAGAAGGACTTGGTTGGTTTGCATTGAGTAATTTAAAACGAATTGAGATAAAAAGAGGGGATTATGAATCTGTTAATGGCAAGGACCTAATAGATAGCATGTCTGGTAATGCATATATGGTTTATATAGAAATATAAAAAATACATTAGGTTATTTACTATATTAATTAAAGTTTATTAAAATACCGTACTATTCAAAAGAATATGCGGTATTTTTTAGTGCACAATTCAATTATATTGTGAGCATATTAAAATAATAAAACAGGAATTTTAAAAGGATTAGTTTTCGTCTAAGTTGGCGATTACTAGTCCTTATTTTTTTTATTTATGGTATAATATTATGTAAAGCGAGGTGGAGAAAGTGGGAAAAGTAGCATATTGTAGAGTGTCAGATAAAAAAGGTATAGATTCATTCGAGAATCAAAAACAATATTTTAATGAATTTGGCGTAGAAAAGCTATATACAGATTTCGATATTAGTGGGATGAGTTTAAAGCATAGGCAAGGATTTATTGAAATGTTAAGAGATGCTGGCTTAAATGTCACTAAGATAGATGATGCTAAAATGAATTATAAATTAGTTGTAACTACTTCAGATAGGGAGCCTAAATTTAATCACATTTACATAAAATCTACATCAAGATTTAGTAGAAATTCTGCTGAAGCTATGGATATAATACGTTGTCTATCTTCAAAAGGGGTTTATGTTACATTCCTAGATCTTAATAAATCTACTAAAGAAGAAGGAATAGATATGGTACTTAGTATACTATTTACTATAAATAACGAGGAAAGTTTAGCTATAAGTAAAAGAACTCGTTGGGGAAATGCAGTTACAGCAAGTAATGGTGTATTTAGAGCCTTTAACCTATATGGATATACTAAAAAAGAGGATAAGGTAGAAATAGTTGAAGAAGAAGCAGAGATAATAAAATTAATATATAAGTTAAGAATAGAAGAGAATATAGGAAGTAGAAAGATAGCAAAAGAAATTAATAAATTAGGATATAGAACACGTAAAAACGAAGAATGGTCTGCTAATTCGGTAATGAATATTTTAACCAATGAAGCATATACAGGGAAAATAATAAGAAATAAATATCATTGTGATACATTATATGGAAATAACAAGAGAACATTAAAACCTAAGGAAGAATGGGTTATTACAGAAGCACCAGAATTAAGAATTATTTCAGACAATGATTGGGGAAAGGCAGAAAAGTTAATTAAGAGTGCAACAAATGAGAATAAGCGTGGAATAAATAATGGAAGCAATATATATAGAGATAAGATAAAATGCGCAAAGTGTGGTAGTAACTATACAATTAATATTAGTTCTACTGGAAGACAGTTTTACAATTGTAATAAAAAGAAAAAATATGGTTTAAAAGAATGTAGTAGTAGAAATATTGATTTAAGCAAAATCGATGAGATTATAGAAAATTATGTAGGTAAAGGGTACAAAATTAATTCTGAGAAGATAGTAAAAGAGTTCATGGAACCAATGATTTCAGGAATAATAAACAATTTGAAAAGTAATTATGATAAAAACAATGATAAAAAAATCGAAGATAATATGAAAAGGTTAAATGAATTACAAATACAATCAAGCAGAATAATGGATTTATATTTAATTGGGACATTTGATAAAAAAATGGTCGAGATTAAGGGTTTAGAAGTAAAGGAAGAAATAGATAAATTGATAAAAGAAAATAATGAATTATCTAAGGGGAATAGTTTGATAGATAAAAAAATAAATTATATAGAAACTCTAATGAATTTTATTTATTCACAGTTAGAAAATATAGCAGAAGACATTAGTAAAGAGGAATTTATAAATAAATATCTTCACTCAATTATAATTGATGATAATAACTATATAGTGTTTACGTTATTCAACAAAGCACTAGAAATGATTGTGAAATTAACTAGTTTAGAGGATATAGAAAATTTTGATGAAGAAGCTAAAAAACTTTTGGATATGGAGTTGACATTGTAAGGTGAAAGGAATATAATCAATTACAAGGTCATACAATCAAAAACAGCTTAAAATAATAACTATGGCCTTGTAGAGAGGCAGTAAACTACTAAAAAGTTATAGGTTAGTATCGCCGATGCAGAAAGGATACCTCCGTACAATATACCTAGTCCTTACTTCTGGGTGTACGGGAAAGAGAGCGGTGACGGCTTAATGGTCTGGAGGAAGTTCTAGGAGTGTAGGCACTCGGGAACTATAGACATATAATTCGTAAGCACTATGGATAGAACTGTAGTGTAAAAAGTCTATAGGAAGAAATTCGTAACAAGTAAGGTGCAATAAGTGAGGCGACCGAGGTTATACCTTCTATCCTACATTGCAGTTATTTTCTTACTGTTGTTAATTAGACAAGCCATCTTTTTAGCAATGGTAAGGGAATAACTGCGTCAATTCAGCTCCCTCGGTAACCCTTCTATCCTACGCCTTCGACACTAAATTACAAGTCTTTATTTTAAAAAGTTTATTAACTATAATTAAAGTAGTAAATTAATTAAAGTAAAGAAGAAGGTGAGAGAATATGGCTACCAAACAAAAATACTATGCTATTAAAACTGGTAAAGGTGTTAAAAATAAGATAGTTAGAACCTGGAGTGAGTGTAAAGAACTTGTATTAGGTTATCCTAGTATATATAAGTCTTTTAAAACAGAAGAAGAAGCATTAGAGTATTTAAAAGCTATAAAAGATGTAGATAAAACACTAGAAGAGAATAATAAAGCAATGGAATATAATAAAATTAAGAAGAAAGGAACTGTATCTGTAGCAAATTTTTTAAAAGGTGTTAGAATAGATAAAACAATAGCAGAAGAATTTGAAAGCAAATGTAATGATCTAAATATATCTAAAGAGAAGATATTAAATGAATTAATTAAAGAGTGGGTGGACTAGACTCACTCTATTTTTTTTATCAATAATATCTTTATAAAATTTGTGGAGTTCTTCTAAGTTATTTTTTACATTTGCTAATAGCATATTAATTATTAATAATCCACCAATTATTAAAAGAATAAGACTAACAATTGTATAAGTTAAAAAATCTATCATATATATCACCTCATATACAATTATTACCAAGATTATGATATAATAAACATATAAATATTGAGATGGAGGTAGTTTATGAGAAGTGATTATATTAAATGGGCGGGAAATGTAATTGCAGTACTTGGTATAATAGGTGGTTTAATATTGATGTTCTATAGAGAAGGAAGTGGTATATATTATACAAGTGAACCACAAATAGGATTAAGTATAGGATGTATAATATCATCAATTTTATTATGTCTAGTTTGTCATTGGATGGCCTGGATGTTAGACTATAGTAGGGAAAGAGTAGGGCTATTAAATGAAATAATTGAAGAGTTAAAAAAGAATAAATAGATATTTTATATGAGATAGTAGAGGTGGATAAATGGTTAAAGGGAAATACGAAAGAATTGAAATAACATTCAATAAAGATGATGAATATGAAATAGAAATGTACAATAATATAGTTTATTATTTAGAATGTTATATAGGGATAGAAGTTTTGCAAAATGAGATTAAATTTAGGAATCAAATTAAATCGGTTGATATGTTAGGTATTAAAAATGGAGAATTTTATATTATTGAGATTAAAAGAAATGGAAGTCCAAGAAATAAAGTATTAGAGGATTATGCTAATTTGAGGTATATAATAGATAATAACAAAGTGGGAAAAAAACTAAAGGGAATTTTAATTTCAAATACTAAAGATGAAGAGTTAATTTCTATAGTAGAAAGAGATAATGAAATTGAAATTATGTCTTTTGAAAATCAGTTCTTTTCTGAAAAACTATATTCAGATAAAAGAGTAATAAAACATAGAAATGAATACTTAAATGATGAATATAAATATTTTAGACAAGTATTTTTACATATAAATAATGGGTGGATAGTTGATCTTTATTACGATAAAGATAAAGTTATTACAACATATGAAGCTGGAGGGGAAAAATATTATGCTATTAGCCATAATCCCAATAAACCGTATGCTGATTTTTATAAAAAAATGTGCAAATTTGAAAATAATATTATGTGTGTAGAAATAAAAAATAGATCTGCTAAAAAAATAAATGATATTATTTATGAAGAAGTATTAAGAATAAATAAAGAGTTTTTAAAAAAATATAAATGCATAGAAGATACTATAAAATTTGATTATTACTACGAAGTATATAGTTTTTTAAAAAGAGAAGATATATTTATAGATATAAAAAATGATAAAGAAAATTATTTGATGTTAGATTCTCAGTACTTAAGTTTTTATAAAGGTAAAGAAATGAAAAATATTAATATTAAAAAGATTGCTCTTTTAAATAAGATAAATTATATAGAATGTACCAATGTTTTTATTGATAAATATATATATAAACCTAATATACGTATAGAAACAATAAGTACAAAATTAAGTAAAGTTATAATGAAAATTAAAATGACAAAAGAAGGTAATGTGAGAGATAATAAGTTCGGATTTGAGATTAAGTCGAATTTGGAAAGTCCTGATTACAACGATATAGAGTTATTTCTATTCTTAAACTTTAGAATAATTTGTGAGTTTGAAGAAAATATTTTGAAGGATATAGAAAAGGGGTGGAGCATTGATTATTGTCATAGAAAATATGAATTAGAAATATTTCATAAAAAATATAAGGAATCAGATTATTACATTGAAACCATTAGAGATATGATTTTTAGATTAACTGATGAAATTAGATATTATAAAAAGAAATAAGGAGGAAATTAATCCTCCTTATTTTTTTGATTTTCTTCTTGTATTTTATTTTTTATCAAAGTAGCAACTAAATTACTTACACTTCTATTCTCTTTTTTAGCCATTTCTTTCAGGATTTCATTTTCGTCTTTACTAATTGTAACCATTATTCTTATGTTGTTTTTTTCAATAGCCATGTTATCTTCCTTTCTAAGTATTTAACTATAATA